TATGGCTCTCTACAAGATAGTCTATCTCTTAAATGATGTATTACATCGCCATCTACAAAAATCGCCACATGATTTAACCCGACAGCCCCGATTGACATAAATAATAAATCGTTATTTTTCAATTTTTCGTCATTTTTTAATTCGACAAAACCTGTGTCTTTTGCACATTTTTCAAACAACGGGTCATCCTGAAATTCTTCGGGTGTCGTTGGCCTTTCCCAATCTCTAAGTTCAATATTTAAATTTTCTTTGTAATATCTGCGAACAAGTGACCAACAATCAGAAACACCCCAAACCCAAGGCAAACCGATCATATCTGGTTCATATCCTGACGGGGCGTATTCGCCCCATAACTCCGTTTTTGGGTTAACAATATACCAAGGTAAATTCGATTGCTCACAGCTTATTTTATCGGCTTCTGAAGCAACAGGAGGTGTTGTCGGGTGTGAATGAACTATCCCGATTATTTCTCCAACTGCATCTGCTTTTACAAAATCTTCTGGATTCATTATGAAGCATTGATGCGAAGTAATTGCTAAATTTTGACAAGGAAAATACTTTTCTTTTCCGCGAATGTTTAACAAAAGGCCGCAAGATTCTTTTGGGTCTTGTTCTTTAGCATGAAGTAATGCGTCAGCCCTCCAAGTCATCCTGTAATTAATCCAATACTAGGAAATTCTTTTCTAGTGCATTGACGTTTTGGCGCTCGTACCCCCGCCATATCAAAAACAGCCGCAAGTTCAAAACTTACAACAGTTCTATTTTCTGCTGATTTTCTATCAATAAGAAAAATTTCCTGTTTACCTTCCGCTGTTGGGTCTGGGGTTCCATATGGGTTTACATTACTTGGGAAATTTGCAGCGTCAAGAAATCTTGCTTTTGTTCTTATTCTTTTTACAGTTGCCCCTGTCAAATCGTTTCCCCTTGTAATTCCATTTACTGTGAGAAGTATTGCTGAAAGAGTTCCAAAAGCGTTGGAAAAAGTAAGGGTCGGGCGTGGCAATTGACCTTTACCATATTTAAATCCTTCAGCCTGAACAGGAAATCTTGTGTATGCCTGACCGTTCCAAATAATTTCCCCGTTATCTTTCAAACTTGTTCCAGCGTGAAAATAATATGTAGTTGTCGCACCATGTAACGAATTATCAAGAGTTAAGGTAAAAAGTTCAATTACCGCTGACGGATTAACCTTCTGTAATTCACTTACAATCTTATCTGTACTCACGGCTCAAATACCTGTCTGAATGTAGCGCTGATTGATGCCCTGTTGTTATAAGGTATAGATTTTGACCAAGTCTCACAAACAAATAATTTTGCACCTGAAAGAGTGATTGAAACATTACCAGAATTTGTTGCACTAGCAGCGGCAATGACAGTAAATGTGTTTGCATCTGTCGCTGTTGCAACTGTAAAAGAACCATCAGTTGCGGAACCTGATGTGTAGTCAATCGTCAAAACATCGCCGATTGCAACGCCATGATTGGAAATTGTAATTGTAACTGTTGTTCCTGATTGTGAATATGTTCCTGTTTTTGTGAAGCCTTCGCCGGGCGGTGTAAATGTAAAACTTTCCTGATCGTTTGCACGGCTATCAAGAAACGCTTCGACAACATCGGCTTCCGTTTCACTAAGTTCAAAATTCACATTGTAGACTTTCGGGTTTTGATTGCTTGCTAGTCCAAAAAATATTCTTTGTTCAAATCCATCTGCAAACCTTACTGTGCGAACAGCGGGCGCAGATTTTTTTGAAAAACCCTGATATGTGGGTGTGACGCTTGGAAAGGTTGCCATTTTAAGTTGCTAGTAAACCTCCCGGCCTTTTTTGTTTTATTAATTCTGATTGTATCGCTGAAGCAAGAGCAA